TATGTTGATTACACAATGACAGGCGAAGCCGATAACTCGATCATCGTTGTAAACCGCGATTCCTACACATGGTACGAATCACCACGCCTACAACTCCGCGCTGAAAAGGTCGGAACCGGCAAGGTTGAAATCGGAATGTACGGTTACTACGCCATCGCCACGAAATCGGGCTCCGGCGCGTTCAAGTTCAACAAGGCATAACAGCCTAGAAGTAGAGTTACCCCGGCGCACAGCCCTTGCGCCGGGGATAACATAGGAAAGGATAAAGATGCCAGCGACATTTGTTACTGAAGCCGAATTGCGCTCCGCGCTTGGCATTGGCAATCTTTATTCATCGGCAGTCGTTGAAGAATGTTGCCAAGCGGCTGAGAATATTGTTAAAGCAAAACTTTGGTATAACGAGTTTCCTGTTGTTGCTCATGAAAGCACGACTAGCGTTGCAACTATTTATTTTGATGTACCACATCCGTTTATTATTGGCGACACGATTGTTGTTGAAAACTGCGGCGCTAAATACAACGGATCAAAGACCATTACAGCGGTTACAACTTACGGCATTAGTTATAGCGTAAACAACGCAACAGAAGAAGTTAAAAACGCCCTTGTGCCATTTGGGAAGGCTTACGGCACAACTCACATCGATTATTCAACATTACCCGAAGTCAATCAAGCATCCCTTATGGTTGCTATTGACATTTGGCAGGCTCGTCAAGCATCCAACGCTGGCGGCATCTCACCTGATTTCCAGCCTTCGCCGTATCGCATGGGTAACACACTCATGGCGCGAGTTCGCGGTTTGCTTGCGGATCACTTAGCTCCGGGCGGTCAAGTAGGATAATGTCAGCAATCTCTACCCTACGTGGAACAATCGCGACTGCGCTAACTGATAATGCGGCGTGGCAGGTGTTTTCCTTCCCACCTGCCACACCCCTTGCTAATAGCATCGTGGTACAGCCAAGCGATCCTTATATCGAGCCAAGCAATGACCATTACAAGACGGTAAAGCCTAAGGTCAATTTCAAACTTGTTGTGCTTGTGCCTATGTTTGACAATCAAGGAAATTTAATTAACATTGAAGATTATTATCTGAATATAGTAAACAAGCTGGAAGCATCGAACATTGCTTATTCGATTGGATCTTTCAGCGCACCCGCAGTCTTGACCGGCGTGGCAGGCGATCTGCTATCCGGTGAAGTATCAATCAGCGTTTTATCAGATTGGAGCTAAGAAATGGCTGAAAACGACAAAGAGCGTGAGGCTTTTCTGATCAAGATCGGTCAGATCAAGCCCAACGAACCAAAATCCACACCAACCGCTAAGAAAGATGAGGAATAAGCCAAATGGCAGTTTTCTTAAATAACAAGGTCGGACTTAAGATCAACAACGTCGATCTTAGCGACCACGTAACTTCCGTAACTCTCAATCAGGCGTTCGATGAACTCGAAGTAACTGCTATGGGAGATTCTGCACACAAGTTCGTAAAGGGCTTGGAGTCAGCAACACTAACCGTTTCATTCTTAAATGACACCGCGGCTGCAAACGTTCTTGCAACTTTGGCAGGTGCATACGGTACAACTGTCGCCTGCAAGATGTTGAACGATAAAGCTACTGCGGTCGGAGCGACCAATCAGCTTTACACCTTTGATATTCTTGTAAACAACCTAACACCTATCAACGGTGGAGTTGGCGATCTGAGCACACAAGACATCACATTCACGGTAAACTCCGCAGTAACAGCGGCATCAACCGGCACGTTCTAAATTAGGAGAAATGGGCAATGGCAAGACTTAAAGTAACTAGGGCAGATGGCACAGAGTCGATCCACGAGATTACTCCCGCCATAGAGTATGCGTTCGAACTGCATGCGAAGAAAGGTTTTTATAAAGCCTTTCAGGAAGATCAAAAGCAGTCCGATATTTATTGGCTTGCGTGGGAGTGCTTGAAACGTGCAGGCGCACCTGAAGTTTATCCGTTTGGGGATAAGTTCCTTGAAACCTTAAAGGCTGTTGAGGTTCTAGGGGACGACTCCCCAAATGGTTAGCGCGTGATACTTGGACTTACCGAATAGCAGAATTATCGGTGAATCTAGGTATCGCGCCTAGCGAATTTATCAACATGGATAGGGATCTACTGAAAGCGTTTTATGCAGTAATCTCGAAACAGGCGGAAGATAGGAAAAATGCCGGTCGTAGTAGAAGGCGTACCTGAGTTAAAGAAAGCACTCAGAAAGTTCGCGCCTGACCTATTGAAGGAAATGAACGCTGAAATCAAGGTGGCGTTAAAAGAAGTTGTTAAGGATGCACAAGCAAAAGTTCCGGGACAAGCGCCGGGACGTTTATACAATTGGAATGACAACGGCATGGAAGCCAAATCACGCACAAGCCGTGAGCGCGGGTTCCCGAAATACAATGGTCGTGTAATCCGTAAAGGTTTGACCTATTCAATCGGCAGACAGAAAAGAAACCGTCAAGGGTTTGCCAGCTTATATTCATTGCTAAACAAATCAGCCGTTGGAGCAATCGTTGAAACTGCGGGTCGTCTTAATAAATTTGGTAGAGAACAAGCAGGAAATAGGAATAGCAAAAATAATAAATTGTATGGCTCAAGCAACAATCCTCAGGCAGGTTATGATTTTGTTATGTCTATGAATGGCGTTGGTCCATTAAAACAATATGACAAATTTAACCGCGGTAAAGGTCGTCTTCTCTATGCTGCTTATGCCGAAAACAACGGTAAGGCGTTGGATGCAACGTTCAAAGCCATTGACAAAGCGGCTAGGTTATTCAAGCAACGTTCGACAATGAGAAGGGCGGCATAATGTCAAATATCCGCATTGATATTGCTTCCGAGTTCAAGGATAAAGGGTTTAAGGCAGCTGAGAAGCGCACAACAAGCCTCAATCGTAAGTTTGATAATTTAACACGATCCGCTCGCCGCACGTTCATCGCTATTGCTGGTTTTCAGGCTTTACGCCGTTCGGTCGAAGCATTTGCCGCCGAAGATCGTGCTGCGCAAAAACTAGCTACAAGTTTGCGCAATCTTGGCTTGGCATATAACACTAAAGCCATTGAGGATTACTTAGAAGCTAGTGAAAAAGCCACAAATATAAACAAGGATGAGTTATCACCTGCTATTGCACAATTGATTAGCACCACTTTAAATGCTGAAAAGTCTATGAATTTATTGGCTGTTGCGATGGATTTGAGCCAAGGTACAACTCGCGATTTACAATCAGTCACAACCGCATTAAGCCGCGCATATAACGGGAACTTCACAGCTTTAGGAAGATTGCAGACAGCCTACACAACAGCTGAATTAGAGGCTATGGGTTTTGAAAAAGCAATAGCAGCATTAGGAAAACAATATTCGGGTGCGGCACAAAGAAACGCTGAGACGTACGCAGGTAAAATTGACGCGTTAAAAATAGCCTTCGGTGATGTGGCTGAGGAAATTGGTAAAGGAATAGTTGCCTTTTTAACTAGTTTAGGCGATGGAAACTACGATAATGGCTTGCAGAAATTAGTTAATTTTGGTACTGCCATTGGTGATGTTTTTAGACGTGCTGGAGTATCATTTGAATACCTAAGAACGCTGTTGTCCACAGGATTGCGCATTGATGAAGAAGAAATGCGCAAGCTCGATGAAATTCGTGCGCGTTTCAATAACCCACAGGCTGCCGCAAACCGTACAGCTAACAGCTCAGCGGCTAATCGCCAATTCTTAGCAGATTATCGCAAGCAGCAAACACTACAAAAGAAAATAGAAGCAGATCGCAAAAAGGCAGCCGCCCTAGCCACTAAGGCGGAAAAAGAAAAAGCCAAGCGTGAGCGTGAAGCTCAAATGCTCAAGCGAGCTGGCACTATCTTCGATTTAGAAAATATCCAAATCGTTGCAGCCCTACAAGGGCAAATTGATGGTGAACAGCGTTTACGCCTAGTTGCCTTGCTTGCCTTAAACAACGGTATAGCAGAGGCAGCGGATAAGGCGGCATCTGCGGTCGTTGCGCTTAACGCGCCAGCCTTGGCAAACCTTGGAGTAATTGTTAGAACAGGCGATACCATTGAAACGGTTATCGGCAAGTTAATCAATGCCCAAGCAAGGGTGGCTTTAGTAGATCTAGGCATTAGCAACATTCCTAAAGCCAAGAATCCGTTTGAAGCATGGGATCAGATATTTAAAGACATCATTTTGAATCTAGATACTATTGCTGAAAAGTTAAAGAAAATGCCAAGCGTGAGTGCTAATGCTCAAACAGGTATTACAACTGCTCCAAGCACGACAGCGCCAGCACCATCGTTTACTGATCGTAATGCTCCAATTCCCCTTTTCCCGGCTCAGCCAAGCATCGGAGAAGGTCCCGGTAAACCATATCTGCAAAACCTATCCCCTGATTTGCAAGACATCTTCGCTGGTCTTGGCATCAACTCCAAGACCTTGTTTGATTTGCAAATCGGTGCGGAGAACGATAACCCGATGGTGATTGTGAACGTTCAAGGATCTGTTACAACTCAAGGCGACCTAGTTGAAGCCATTACCGATAGCCTGTATAAATATCAAAAGAGCGGCAAGAGCATCCTTGTAGGTTCGGTAGAGTTGTAATGCCAGCACCAACAATCCGCGTATTCGTGGACTTTGATAGCGATACCGCATTTGAAACCGACCCACTAATCCTTGGATCTGCAACTGAAGGCATCCTTGGGACTAACCGCCTAGGGTCTGGAACCTTGCCGGTTGAGATTACAGACCTGGTAACTCGCGTAGGTATCCGGCGCGGTCGTAATCGCATTACGTCAAAGTTTGAGTTCGGCAGCGCAGATGTGGTCTTATATGATCAAAATGGCGATTGGAACCCAACCAACAGCGCAGGCGCTTACTACCCCAATCTTGTGCCATTACGCCAGATTATTATTTATGCAACCTATTTAGACGTGGATTACTACATCTTTTCAGGATATATCACAAACTATGATACAGGTTTCAGACAGGGTAACGAGGATGTAAGCACCGTAACCCTTCGCTGCGTGGATGCCTTCAAGCTGCTTGCAGGCTCGGCAATAACAACCGTGACGGGAGCAGCCGCAGGGCAGCTCTCAGGCGCTCGCGTAGATGCCCTTCTAAACGCCGTAGAATGGCCTGTAAGCCTTCGAAACATCGATGTTGGGGAAAGTACCCTGCAAGCCGATCCCGGCACGTCTAGGAACGTTTTAGAGGCATTACAGACGGTCGAGAACAGCGAGTTTGGTGGCATATTCATTGACGGTGAGTCCAAAATCAATTTTGTCGATCGTAACTCACTTATTACTAGACCAGCCACTTCGCTTTATACGTTTAGCGATACAGGCTCAAACATCTCATACACAAATGCAGTCGTGGCTTTTGACGATACCACCATCGCAAACGATGTGACTGTGAACCGCTTGGGCGGAACTGCACAAAACGTATTTGATCAACCTTCCATAGATAAATACTTTTTGCACTCAGGCATCCGGGAAGGCATCCTTGTTCAGACTGATACCGAGTCCCTGAATCAAGCTCGCGGCATCCTAGCCACTCGCAAGGATCCTGAAGTCCGAATCGATAGCATCCAACTTAACCTGTATGACGATACCAACCCAAATAAACCCTTGGCTGGCGTGGACATCGACCTATTGGACGGCATCACGGTCATCAAGACCATGCCGGGATCTAGCAGCGTTACACAGCCAAGCCTTGTAAACGCCATTCATCACGACATTACGAAATCAAGCTGGAACACAACCCTATTCACATCCGAGCCTTTATTAGCCGGTTTCGTGTTAGATAGCACGATTAGCGGTATACTAGGCGAGGACGTGTTGAGCTACTAAGGAGACACATGGCAGGCGCAGGATATAAGTTATTTCAGACGGGCGACGTCTTAACCGCAGCTCAGGTAAACACATATTTGAACGAGCAGACCGTTATGGTCTTTGCAAGTTCGGCTGCACGCACCAGCGCGCTATCTAGCGTATTAGCTGAAGGCATGGTTTCCTATTTACAGGACACAAATGCGGTAGAAGTTTATGATGGTTCTAACTGGGTTTCCATTGGTTCATCTGGAGACATTACAGCTGTGACGACCGCCGCTAACTCTGGCTTGACAGGTGGCGCAACTTCAGGTGACGTAGCATTAAGAATAAATACGACCGCTAAAGGTTCAATCATCGCTGGAACAGGTGCATCCACACTTGGAGAATTAACAGTTGGAACGAATAATCAAGTTCTCACCGCAGATTCAACAACTGCAACAGGATTAAAATGGGCTAGTGCTGCGAGCGGCGGTGGTTTTACATTATTGGAAACAATTACCATCCCATCTAGCACCACGACAATCACTAGTGCCAGCATTAGTAATTCTTACAAACACCTCTGTTTTGTTTTCTCTAATATTTATACGACAAGTGCGAATAACTTAGATTGCACTTTAAGATTTAATTCTGATTCTGGCTCTAATTATTTATATGCTGGCGTTAGTGGTCAAGATGGTAGTGCAAGCGGAACAAATAGCAACGGCGCGGCTACTTCAATACCTAGCGGCTCTTTTTCTGGTGATAGCAATTACAACTTAAACGGCGTTTTATGGGTTTATCGTTATACAGATACAACGCGCCGCACTTGGACATATCAGCAGATGGGCGGAATTTCAGGCGGTGCAACAAGTCGTTATTACCTTTTGAGCGGCGGCTATAAGGGTTCAAGCGCAATCAGCACTTTAACAATGGCAAGAGTTCAAACCGATGCCACATTTCAAGGCACAATCTACGTTTATGGAGTATCCTAAAATGGCAAAAGTAGTCATTTATCAAGAAGATGGTTCTTATATTGAAAGAGAACCTACTGAAGCAGAAATCCAACAAGAAGCCAAAGATTATGCCGAATGGTTGGAACAAAAAGAGGCTCAAGAAGAAATCAAGCAAAAAAAATTGGAACTTTTACAACGTCTTGGCATTTCTGAAGACGAGATAAAAATCCTACTGAGCTAATGCCCAAACTGTGTAAAGCGGGGCAACAGCTGAGAGAGCAGATTGACGATGCGTTCCCCGATAGAGATCGAACTTCAGACGGGTGGATCGGTGATGCGAAGCATGCTGCTCGTAAGTCCGATCACAATCCTACTGTTGAAGGCATTGTACGTGCCATCGACATTGATGCTGACCTTAGATCTTACAAATCCGAAGCGTTCGACCTTGCTGATCAACTTCGATTACTTGCCAGATCTGATAAACGAATTTCTTACATAATCTTTAATGGCAAAATTGCCTCATGGCGTGGCAATTACAAGTGGAGAGTTTACAAAGGCATCAACCCACACAAAACGCACATACATTGTAGTTTTACTGCCAAGGGCGATCATGATGGCAGCATGTTCAGAATCCCCTTACTAACAGGAGAACCTATCAATGGGACAACTAAAAGCAGTAGCCGCAAGTTGGGCAAGATCCTTTCTAGCAGCCGGAATAGCAACATACCTAGCGGTAGGTTGGGATGCACCTGCAATTGTCAATGCGGCTCTGGTCGCGAGTCTGCCGGTCATCCTGCGGTATTTAAACCCTAACGACACCGCTTTCGGAAGGCGATGACACCGGCAGAATGGGCAGCTTTTGTTGCTGCCATACTTTCATGCTGCGCCCTTATTGTCGGGGGACTGCGTTACATTATTCGTCATGAAGTGCCGGGTATTTTGGAAGCATCAAACATCGTGTCGCGCATCGATAAACTTGAGCGCATGGTCTTAGAATTGCTTACTAATGAGCGCAAGAAAACCAACAAAAAGCGAACTAGCCGCTAAGCGCAAGCGCAAGGAAAGCGCAGCGCGTAAGACAGGCGAACCGCTAAAGCCCATCGATATTTGGGCTACACAAATTGTTGAGTGTTATGAAGCTCTAGTCAGGGCTGGTTATGGTGAAGATAAGTCGCGCTGGTACATAGAGGAACAGATGCGCCTTCCCGATTGGATTATCCCTAATCCAGATCAGTCGCCCTACGAGGATGAGGATGAAGACGATTAAGCGCATTGTCGTTATATCGGATTTACAGGTTCCCTACGAAGATAAGAAAGCAGTAAAGAATGTCGCCCAATTCATCAGAAAATACAAGCCTGATGACGTTTTATGCGTGGGCGATGAAATCGACTTCCAAACAATTAGCCGATGGAGTTCCGGTCGGGATGAGTGGTCTGGAACCATTGGTCGAGATCGTGACAGAACTGTCGAAGTTTTATCCGAACTGCAAGTTCAACATCTCAGTAGATCAAACCACAGCGCAAGACTCTACAACTCCCTAAGCAAGCGCCTTCCGGGACTCATTGGTCTGCCTGAACTAACCATCGAGCGGTTTCTACGGCTTGACGAATTAGGCATTACCTACCATCACAAGCCTTATCAGTTTCACGAGAATTGGGTGATGGTTCACGGGGACGAGCAGAGCACTAAGCCACAAGGGGGTTTAACAGCCCTAGAAGCCGCCAAGAGGCATGGTAAGTCGGTGGTATGTGGTCACACCCATAGGCAGGGTATTTCGTCCTTTACAACGGCTTCTGGGGGCGTTTTAACGGGTATCCTGACAGGCTTTGAAGTAGGTCATTTGATGGATGTTACAAAAGCCAGCTACACACGTGGGACTTTCAATTGGCAGCAAGGATTTGGCATTATTTACATTGATCGTAAACGTGTGCAACCGGTCGCCATTCCAATTGAACGAGATGGCAGTTTCATAGTTGAAGGTAAACGTTTCGGCTAACGGCGTGTCGCTGTTTGACAAATAGCAATTAAACCCTTCAAAATAGGATTTGAAATCCTATTTGAAAGGGGATATTCATGGGCACAATACGGTTCGACCGTAAGTCCGGTGCATATACGGACGGTAAACACTATGTGAAGGCATCCTTCATTAGAGAATATGCAAAATCAAAGCTAGGCATAAGCCAAGAGCGCGGCAGATTAAGCCGTGAAGTATTGGCTGCGTATTTCCTTGATGTTCATGGGGTGAGCGCAGATGTCGAATAACTTAACTGCCGAACAAATCGCTTACATCATTGCATGGTTATTTGTTGGGCTTCTATTAGTGTGGTACTTAGCAAGCAAAATCTATGAGAAGGGCTATCAAGATGGATGGGCAAAAGGGTACGTCAGAGGCAAAGTCGTTCAAAGCGAAAGATTTATTGACTAATGCAGCCGACATTATTGACGAGCGAGGATTTGAGTACGGACATCCCGCAGTTAATATCAAGCGCATCGCTGAGTTATGGTCTAGCTATTTCCAACGGGAAATTGATCCGTTGGACGTGTGCATCGCAATGGCATTGGTCAAGGTATCGCGGATCATTGAAACTCCAAAAAGGGATAGTTTTATTGATCTCATCGCCTATGCGGCACTTGCCGGTGAAGCGGCGCTTGGAACGGATTGGGCTGATTATGGCAAAGATTACGCCGAGTAAAAGAGGAACTTGGTGCGATTACTGCAAACAAAGATGGGGCGTAAGTGATGTTCGGGGTCAAACGCAAGCGGTTTGGACGATCACGTCATTTGTCCACGGGAAGGTCATTGACAGGCATTACTGTTTTACTTGCGCTAGGGAAGTCCAAACGTGGCACGATGGCACGACATGGACTTTTAAAGAGCAACTTGACTACAAAGAAGGGAAACAGAAACTAGATGTTCAACTTGGAGAACTATGAAGATGTTGATACGCGCATCCATGCTTTTTACTCACAATTTGAGGATGGGGCGATACTTACAGAGCTTATTAGTAATGA